CACACGTGTTGTGTGCGGGGCCTGTTTTAGTATAAAAAATGCCCGGGTGCTCCCGGGTTAGTGTGCGCCTGGTGTACCCGTCGCTAGGGTACAGTTGTGCCTGCTAGGGACATGATAGCAGTTTTCGTTTCGCTGTTCAAATTCTCTAGCCCGGTGATTCCGTGCGCGGTGTGCCCGCACCCGTCAGCACCGCAGGCGATGGTGAGGCGCGGCCCGTCCAGCGTGATAGTGAGCGCGGGGGTAACCACCCGCTCACCCTCACAGTTGTGCCTAAACACCTGCTCCGCCCCACACATTGGGCATACCCCCTCTAGCGGCACCTTGATATGGTTGAGTGCCCGTATCCGGTCGCACCATTCCAGGGCCTCGGCTAGGGCATGCAGCCCGGGCGTGTTCGCCGCCCAGTATTTCACCCGTGTTTTCCTATCGGCCGCCCGCATATGGTGTGAGCAGGCCCGGTTCACCTCGGCGTCGATGTCCTGCTCTATCTGCGCGGCGTCTAGATTGATGGGTGATGACGCGCCGCCACCGCCAGCACCGCCCCACCGGCGGGCTGTTTTCGCGTCTGCCAGCTGATCTAGCAGCGGCATTTCGGTGATCCGCTCACCATTGGGTAGGGTGATGGGTGCGCCGTCGCATAGTGCGCGTATTGCTTGAGTGAGTGTTTTCATTACCTGTTTCCCTTGCTGAGTGATAGGGAAGACCCCGAGGTATGCTCCCCGGGGTCTACTGTTTACTATTTGGTTACCGGTTCGTGTAACCCGGCCATGACTATCGCGTTTTCATAGGCATGCAGCCAGTTCTTTGCGCGTTCTATGTCTTTTTTCGCCTTGCGTAGCCTCGCCTTATTTTGTTTTATATTTAGCTTCGCTTGGCGCTTGGATTTCTTCGCTTCCTCTAGGATGTATTGCGCCCCTAGGTATTCGCGGATCAAATCGGGGCACGGGTAGTCGTCTGGGGTCGTGTCCGGGTCTAGCATTCTGTTTCTCCCTTTGTTGAGGTGGTTTCCCATATTTCGTTTGAGTTCAGCCGGTGCTCCCGGCCCATCCTGTCATGCACCACGACCAGCCGCCCGCAGTGCAGGCACGAGACGACCAGGCCCCGCCGCGTCGCGTAATGGAATTGCGGCATGTGCAGCGTGTCCGGCAGGTGCTCGTTTACTCTCGGCCACATGCTGAGCTGCGGTGTGAGTGCCCCGGGGTAGGGGATGATGCTCCGCCGCTGCGGCGTGAATAGTTTCCGTGTCATGCGTTCACCGCCTGCCCTAGCCGTTCACGGCGGCGCGCAATGAAATAGTTCAGCCCGTAGGCTTCGGCCGCCTGCTCGCCCGTCAAGGCCACCTTTTTAGGCTTCGGCCCGGTCTTAGCGCGCAGCCCCTTCTTTTTCCGCAGGTACCTTTCGCGGGAGTATTTCGCGGCGCTTTTGCGTTTGCTGCAGTTGAGGCACCCGGCCTGGTATTGGCCGTGAGGGCACCCGCAGCCGACGCAGAGGCCGTTGTTCTGAGGCTTCCTCATTTCCCAGCCTCCGCATCCCAGGCGGTCACTTGGTCTTCACTGTCCATGTCTTGCGCCCAGTAACCCAGTTTTTCTACTAGCTCGAAGAGGTTAAGTACATAATCAGCACCGTAAGAGAATGCATCTTCTATGCTGGTATCAGCAGACGCGGCTATCTTCTGGTACGGGTCCCTATTGCTACCCCATAGAACAACTTGTAATACCGCGTGTACGGCCCGTGAGTGGATACAGTCGAGGTTACATATTTTCTGGCTTAGCTTATCTGCCGCGATCATAACACCCGGGTAGGTGCATTTGATGGGCGGCTGGTAGGCTAGCTGGTTAGCGTACCGGTATAGGCAGTCGGCGGCTTTCAGGAAGTCTTCACCACCGTTCTTGCGGGGCGCGCGCCACACATATTTGAGGGCCGACCCGAGCCAGAACGGCAGGGGGGTTACGATCATGTCCGGGCTGATGCCGTGGATGGGGGCGTAGTGCCCGCCTTTGAGCTGAGGATTTTGTAATTTCATTTTGTTGTCCCCCTATATGGGGTTTATTTGGTGTTTCCTTTTGTGTTCCCCGGCTGGGGTTTTCGCCCAGCCGGGGGTCTTTTGTTTAGTGGCTAGATCGCGTTTTCTTCCACGATGCGCCAGAAGTCGGGTTCTTCAACTTTGAGCATGTACCCGTCTTCATAGCCGCAGAGCACCTTATCGGCGATTGCGTCGATATTGTATGCGGTGTAGGCGTCTTGTACGTCGCCTGCTTCGATTGGTTCTACGATTTCGCGGGTTACTGCTTCGCTGCGGGTTGAATAGGTGCGTGCCATTTCACGGCTCCTCTGGTTGTTGTTTCCCCCGGTGGTTCCGGTTCGGTGGGCTGTTTGCCCTACAACTAATACTATACGCCCCGTATAGTTTACGTGCAAGCCGAAACGGAGTGAACTCCATCACCAACACCGGGTAGCTCCCACACCGGGGCGCACACCCGCAGATGATAATCCAGAGCCGCCCGCGCCGTCCCCTCGCTCACACGCCAAAGATACTGCTCTGACTGGCAGCGGGGGCATATGAGCGTCAGCCCATCCCTATTAAGATAGGATTCCACCACGCGGGTAGGGCCACTAGCGACAACCTCAATCATCGGCGCACCCCCGCGTTGCGCGTGTACTCATGCGTCAGCCCGTGCTCACGCGCTTTCTCCCACGTCTCATAGAGCGGGAGCGTGTAGCGGCACCCCTCGTCCCAGTGGCACACGCTACATTTCCACACCCAGCCCTCTTGCGCAATGGGTACAACCCGCGTGCTGTGGCTAGTCATTCGCCGCCACCCCCTCAGAGGCCCTAGTGTAGGCAGCCTCAAGCGCTAGGATGATGCACTTTGAGTCGTGCTGCAGGGCCGCCTTGGACGGCCGGTAATTGCCCGCATCGAAGGTGTGCCCGGTGTCGGGGATCATGTCTAGCATGGTGCTGATGTTTTTCTCTAAATCATCTAGTAGGGCGGTGAAATTGCTCATTGTTATCTCCCTGTTTCTTTCTATGCGGCTAGCGTCAGCACTGGCTTCTGCATCATTGCGCGCAGCTTCTCAATCCCTTGCGCGGTCACCCGTATCTGCGGCGCGCCGTTCACCCGCTCACCTGTGATGTCGGTGTAGTGTGTGGCGCGGGTGGCTAGCAGACCCCGGTCAATAGCCTGCTGGTACGGGTGGCGGCGGCCGGAGCGCCTGAAAACCCACCCGCATTCTTCGAGGTAAGCGAAGAGCCGCGTCTGCCCCGTAGGTACTCCGGCGCGGGATAGAAGCTTAGCGGCCTCACCCACGCTGTAATCACCGTCAGCACCCAGGAAGCCGTCGTATGCGCCTACTTTCGGTGCCTGCTCTTCGACTTTAGCGGTGAGCGCCATTTTTTCTTTTTCGGAGGCGACTAGCGCCTCTAGCGCCTCAAGGTAGTTGCCTGGTAGGGCGGGTGCCCCGTAGGCTCCGGTCTTGCGGATGGCCGGGAGCACCTGCTCTGTCACCCACGCCTCGAACGGGGCGGCCGCCGGGCTGTTAGACCTGAGTACCACGCGGTAAAGGTTCGGTTCGTTGATGATCGTCACCGGCTGCGAGCCGCCACGGGTGGGGGTGTGAGTTTTACTCACCCCCTTCTGGTTGAGGCGTTCGGCTACCCGGGCGGGGGTGGTGAGGTCTAGCAGCTCGCATATGTCGCGCAGCACGAACCACGGTTCACCGTCGATCATGAAGACCCGCACGGGTTCGCTGTTGAATTTGTATATTTCTGGTTTCATTGTTTCCCCTTGATTTGCGTGTAGTTTTCCGCGTCGATTTCTTCCACCGTTTCGATTATTTTTTTGAGGGCATTTTTTGCGGCGTCCATGCCCTCATTTATTGAGTCGGTTACTGGTTCACTGAATGCCCATTGCGATTTTTCTTTCGCGTATGCTATTTCTTCATCCAGTATTTCTTTTGATTTCTCTAATTCGATTAGGGCGTTATCCGCATTATCTTTTAGGGATAAGAGTTTTGAAATATCCACGGTTGAATCGTCCTTACTGATCGGGCGTATTATCACCGTCACCCCGGGGCGGTCTTTGTCCGGTTCGCCGTGGTGCAGGTGAGGCCCGTCGACATGCGTATAGTCGTCGTCTTCTATCAGCCCGGATAGTACGATGCCGTCCACGATTGCCTTAGCCACCGGGTACAAATTCCCTGGGTCGTAGCGGCGGCCGGTGGGTTTGTGAATTATCATGTCGATTTTGGCGAAATAGTTTATGCGTGATTTTGGGATTTCCTCACGGATTTGTTTTACTGTTTCGTCTCGCCATGCCCGCGTGTTTTTTGCCCGCGCCCAGTGTCCGGCGCGGTTTACTTCGTTGCTGGTGAGAAATTTTTTATCACCTAGCGGGATTGTGAATACTAGCCCGGGTTTTTGCGCCATTGCTTTCTTTCTTTTGTTTCGCGTGTGCCCCGGCGTGAACCGGGGCACACACTGTTTTTTGTTTTTAGAACGGCGGTTCGCCCTCTGTTGAAGCGCCCCAGTCGTAATTACCCCCGGCCTGCTGCCCCCACGGGTCGCCGCCCGGGTTCTCGGGCAGCTTCTGGTTCACCGGCCCCTGCTGCGGCGGCCGCT